TTACTGCTGCGGAACGGCCCACTGATAATTGCAAGCTGAGCACTTGTAGTAATACTTCACTACTCCTCCGATCGTCTTAGTGATGATTGTCACTGTTCCGATAGCCCCACACCGCGGGCAGATTTCTGGGATCTCGGTTACTGCATTAACTTCTTTCATTCTCTAACCTCCATATTTCTCATCAAGCGCTGCAATATCCGCGTCATACTTGTTATTGAGCGTTGTTAGCCGTGCGTAAATATCTGCTTTCTTTTGCTCTTCAGTAACGACATCAAAAAGACCGGCGTTAAGGTATGCACTTGCAAGCGTGGCTTTGTCTGTTTCGTATTGATTGTTAATTTCAGCAAGTTCTGCATCGTATAGCTCAGAATCTGACGGTTGCGTTGGGATGTCATCTTCCCATGTCGGCAAGCCGTTTGATCCGGCCACTCTTTTCTTTCCATTCTTTGGCGTCACCGAGTACTCGTTGAAAATTTCCATTTCCACAACAACAGAATCCGATGGCTTGGATGGACTGTCTGAGAACCAGAATGCATTTTGCGAAGCGCTATATACAAACGTATTCATTAAATTGTCCCTATTGCTATCCAGTTGAAGTTTGTGGACTGCGCAATGAATTTTCCATCAATGCCTCTATAAGAAGCGGATTTAGCCAGAAACGTGGTTGTTGTGGTCCCCTGCGCTCCATAAACAGTAAAGAAATCATAGACATTCCCTGTACCTGTCCAGTTACTAACCAGTCCCTCAACAATAATTGGAGTAAACTCAGTCATTGCAACGGGTAGCGAAACAACAGCACCACCCGATGAATCTGTGCTGCTATTACCTCGCTGAACGCACATCCTATTAGGAAATCGGTAAATGCTGATCCCTCCAGAAGTGGAGTATGTGAAAGTACTCATGTCTGGGATCTGGTTTGTGCCGGTTCCTACGTCCCTAGATGCCGCGTCCCCCAAGCCTAGATATTGGATAACATCAGCAATATCACCCTTTCCGATAATGTCCCTACCTACCTGAGTTAGGTCGGCCAAATCAGCAGTATCATCCCCGTTGAAATACGGAAGTTTATTTGCAACCCCTACCAATGCGGATAACGCCGTCAATGTAGGATCAAGAGGCTGGAAGTTACCAAGAATGTATGACAGCGTTCCGGCCGTCATCATGTTCGCCAAAATGTCATTCGCTGACCACGCTCTTGGTATAGTACCTTCCTGACCCCTTTCAATTGTCATGGTGTCCCCTGTCCTTGCGGTGACATGAACAATCTCAGTAAGCAATCCAGTAGCCGAGTCGACAAGTGTTAATTTAAAAAAGCTTGTACCAGCAACTGGAGATGGAAATAAATTTCCTGTTCCGGTATTAACTGTTAGTGTCGTTGCAGTTGAGTTAATGCCAGATGCGAGCACGGTTTGTGCATTGTTGGCGGCTAAAAGTGTAAGTGCCATTTATCCTCCGGGATTTGGGCAACAAAAACCACCTAATATTGATATATAGTGGTGTTATTAGTTAATAATATTAAACGGAGTTGTATATGAACAATCTGTCAGTTGCTGTTGCAAAAATACTTTTATCCTCGTTTAGTGCTATAACAATTTTTCTTTCTTCTTTACTTATAGTTTTAATCTTTAACATGTGGCTACAGGAAGGAATGCCGCCGTTCGAAAACATAAAATTCAGCATTGCATTGTTCTTCACAATCATGATGATGCTTGTTATATGTCAGTGCCTTAAGTACTACACAGACATGGCTACAGACAGAAGAAATAACTTAATCAAAGAAAAATTAATAAATGGAAGAGTCAGAAATGACGACGTAATAGGATGATTATCCAACAATAGTTATATTTACAGGTTGGTAAAATGGCATATGTAGCAGGCCGCTATCAAAGGCCTGCTTGAATAATGATGCGTATCCATACTCATTGCTTTTAATTAGTACATTATTTTTCTGATTATACGCCCGAGAGTTGAATGAAAAACTATTGAAGACCGATGACTCTGTTAACTTTCTGTATCCTTTGATGATAGTTATACTAGCTACAGATCCTGAGAAAAGAACTGAAATACTCCACCGCTGATCGTTAACAACGTCAACGCCATCAATGCCAGTAAGGAAACGCATGATCCGACGCTTAAGCCATGGAATAGTAAAGTAGTAACCGTCACCCTTGTAGAAATTCCATGTCATTATGCGTTTGAACAGGTCATCGGAAACGACAACTTGCTCGGACTGATTGACCACCTTTCTACCACTGAAGGGCAACTGGTTGAACAACATTGCGTTAAATGGACCATATATGCTCTGCTTTCCGCTTACAAGTACTGGTGGCTTCACACCATAAATACCTCTGGCAATCCATTTAAGCTGATCTCCAGAATTATACCCTCCAACAAAAATAGGAAGATTGGCGTTAATCATCCATGAATAAATTTCCTGAGCCATAGAGTTATACGCAGTAACGAATGCCTGAATATTGTCATCGTCGTTATATTGCGTATACAGGTAGGATTTAATGATATCTTCCAGCATTTTATATCCCGTCTACGATAACCCCATCAGAGGCCATGAACCAGTAACTGTATGGATCACCGCTAATAATATTAGTACCTGCATCCACACTAGTTATGACGCCATTCACAGTGACAATAACATTAAGAGTAGATATCAAGCTCATATCCAGCGTGCTATTAATTGATTGTAGAAATACATCCTTCACGTTATTGATATTAATTGGCTTTCCAGCGAATATCCCGTTAACGTAGTTAATTACTGGCTGAGAAACAAGAGAGGCAATAGTAGCGTCAGTCAGGTAGTTCTCGCTTTCCGTTGACCATTCAAACTTTATCGTCACAAGCTGCTGTAGTGGGATCACAAATGGTATGACATAGTTATCAGGCCAGTCATTGATCGTGACAACATTATTCCTCAGGTTCGGGGTAACAATTCCTCCACCCGTCCACGTGCCGGATGAAGTCGTATTGATGCCAACGGAAAAGGTATGTGAGCTTAGTACGGTAATGGTAAGTGGCACGTTATTGATGCCGCTCATACCGGTTACTCCGGTAATGTTAATCACCTGACCTGAGCTGAACCCATGGGTGATGTCAGTCGTGACAACCCCAGGATTTGCATTGGTAATTCCCGTGACATTCAGGTCTGCGCCCTTGAGCCTGCTGATGTCGCCTGCTGATTTATAAATGGCCCCTGCCATCTCATAGATATCGCCGCCGCCACACATCACAATCCATGCATTACCGCTCTGGACAACCGAAACCAGCCGAGCCTGAACATTTCTCAGGTCGGTTAGCTTCTGACGGATAAATCCAGGATAACCCTGAACGGTTGACATCTGACCTTCCCATACACGATCGCGAAACTCGTAATTGGTTTCAGGCGCACCGCCGGGCGTACCGGAAACAGGGTTAGTACAGTTCATGGTAATGTCAGACGGCAGACTCGTAAGTATCTGGTTAACTGATCCAACAGGCACCGCCCACGAACCGGTATTCGTTGCAGTGGCTGTTACCATCGCGCTGATACCTGAAGACAGGATCACTGTCGCATCGGCGATCTGGTAGGTATACGTGCCATCGCTTACCAGAAATCCCTGTGGTACTACAAACCCTACCGGACCTTCAAAAACGATAGGTACAGTTGTCGAACCATCTGTTTTTTGTGGTGTGATACCTGCCTGCTGAGCCAGCAGGTTCAGCATGAACTTATTCGCCTTCAGCGGACCTACGGAGTTGATGTTGTCGACGCGTATTTGATCTGCAATAAGCAGCGCGCCAACGTCGGTACCTACGATATCCTCAATCAAGGAACCAGGAAGGTCTGTCGTGATACCCGGTGATAACTCAGTTGCTCTTGAAACAAGCTCGGCGCGAAGATCTTCGGATGTTTTCGGCACGGGGCCGGCTGCGTCATAGCTAACGGACAAATCACTCATACGTTCACCGTTGTGATAATTTTTGAACCGGCGTTCGTTATCGCCGAAATGTTGTATACGGGTGGATCATCGCTCACCAAGGCGATCTGCAGCGATGAGAAATACTGGCTAAATTGCCGTTGAAGCCTGTCAACATAGTAGGTTGGAAGCACCTGCTGAATGACAGAGCTCTGCGCCGGAATGCCATTATTTGCAAAAAATGGTGACTCCTGAGGTGCCAGCTTCAGATTCTGGATCAGCGTCGTCAGGTAAATTGAATCGTTGAAGCCATTTTCATCAGGAACCACCAAGACCCACTTACCATTTTCGTCTCTTCCATAGGTTCTCATTGCGTGATATTCCCGTTGAAAGTGGTGGTTGGAGCTCCAGTGTTTGAACCTCCATTACCATTTGAATGCTGGTGAGAATTCAGCCATGTAACCAGGGCCTCCCATCCTGCATGCATGATCGCTGGACTGGTGCTAGCTGTTGAGTCCTGCAGATTGCCAGCATCTCCAGTGATGCTCCACATGCCCTGTGTAAGGGTTAGGACGGTGCTTCCGACTGTGACCTTAAACTGATCCACGGCAGCGATTGCCACGCTGTAAGGCGTTAACAAAAACGTCGTGTTTCTTCCTTGGTCCCGGATGGTCACACCCTCTGGCCCGTATATGGTGACAACTTTACCGTCGACTGACTCCCATTCGGTGTTGCTGATCGGCAGGTATACCAGGGCGCTTAGGTTTGCAGGTGGCGTGAGATCGGCAACGCCTCCCCCCTGGCCGCTAACCCCGCCAAGATAGGTGTCAGCAGGGATGACAATACCTTTGTCCCCAGGATGCATCGGATAGCGGATGTACTGCGGACCGAAAAGCGGAATAGTTACATTCATGAAAACGTACGGTGTATCATGCAGCTCGAAAGCCACTGTGACCATGTTTCCCTGCTGCTCAACAATGCTGGCCGGCAGGATTTTCCCTGCCGCCTGAAACGCCTCATTAAATTTCTGCTCAACAAACCGGTTCATGTTCCGGCCGAAATTAAGCTTCTGGTCAACACTCATTTTGTCCTAACCGCCTCCGCCGGGTATGCCTCAATCACGGTGATCCACGCTTCCTCTGTTGGCTGCCTGCTGTTACCCAGCAACCTCACCGATTGAACGACGAATTCACCGTTAAAGGCCGAGTCATCGCGAAACTGCGAGTAAGAAGATGCCTGGATCATTGGCCTTGCCTTTTCCGGCATAAGGATGTGGTCGCCAGTCTGCAGGTCTGCGCGCATAACGCAGATGACGCTGACAACGCCAAAACTGATCCACGTTGGCTGTCCGATCAGGTCATTGAAATTTATCTGGACAGGATTTTTGCTCCTTTCCGTCGCGCTTGTCTTTGAGACCTGATCAGGGTGATTGGCGTAGTCGTTATCCCATACACGTATTTCGTTTCCGTTGACCACGGCAATTTCAACGCCCGTGTAGCCAGGGTCTTTGATGCGGGACAGCGAAAACGCGCGCAGGTTTTTTGCCAGATCAGAAAGAGATCCGCAAAACATCGGTCGATCGTAATTCAATGTCAGCCTATCGCTAATGCTGATATTAGGCGTAAACCCTCCCATCGTCATGACACATTGTGTCAGCGCTAATGAAAGTTTCTGCCCCATAGACCATGGCATAGTGAGCTGGAGAGGCGCCATTTGCCCGCGGGTAGTAGTATTAACCGGACCCGCGACAATGATGAAGTCAAGACGTAACTCTGTGCCCTGCCAGTTTCCGAAAACCTGAAAAATGGTGCCCTCAATGGCAAGCTTTTTATCCCATACGCCCGCCAGCGGAAGACCTTTTGACATGCCAGCAAAGATCTGAATTCGCTTTCCATAAAGGTTCTGTCTGGCCTGCTGCATGTCTTTGGGGCCGATACCCCATACAGTCAGGTGGGTTTCTCCTGCTGGCGTTGATTCACCAAAGCGCATGATGTCAAACTCCACCATCAGCGCCCCCGGATTGTAGACTCCGTTCTTCAGGCTGGAATATTGCTGAATTAAAGTGTCGCCATCAAAAATATTAATTTCGTAATAGCGCATCAGCTCGTTACCTCAATCTTCCCGTTCTTTTCCCGCCATATCATGGTCGTCGAAGTGAACACCCCATTCAGAAGGTTTATCCCTCCGGCAGATGTCGATCCCACAACGGCAGTATTCAGCACCAGATTTCCAGCGCTATTGGTAATCAGTAGATACCAGCGCTGCGCGGCGATGTTCCACTTCATCTGGCAGGTGTAGACCGTCCCGTCGAGAACGGGCGAGAATGTCATGCTCTTCCTTTCAAGCCCGGTGAACGGGTAATTGACGATGCTCATATGCCAAATACCCCCTGCAACTTGCCAATTACACCAGTAATCGCCTCAGTAACTGATCCGCCAAGCGATGTGTTGCCAAGTGCGCTGACAGTGTTTGTCCATGCGCTGCTGTTGTTCTGGTCTCCACCGTCAATTTTACTAAGGAAACTATTAACGGCCTGGTCAGCAGCAGTTTCGGTAACAAGTGGCTGTTCAAAATCCCAGAGCCACGACCGCTGAGGTAGAGGATCATTACCGGTTGAGTTGTCCTTAACCGTTTTCAGGATGCAATTGTTGTAGATGATTGATGGTGTGGCCACGATGTAAGTTCCGCCCAGATTGGCATGTGCATGAAGCACAGCCTGCAGAGAACTTAGCGTTACCAGTTTGGTCATGGCGCCGGTATTTTCGTTTACCGGTGCATCCATCATCAGACTTACCCTCAACGGCTGAGCCAGAAGCGCATTGGCCGCGACGGTCTGGTTAGCAAACGGGTAACGTGCGATGTCATAGTCGACCATCGTCGCGCCCTGAACCGGCCGCCAGTGACAAAAATACTTGTCCAGGTCAGTAAGGTTGATTGCCCCACCGATCAGGCCAGTCACAAAACTGGCGCTCTGGGTGAGCGCCACTATCGGCAGCATGCCGCCGGGGATAGCCTCCGCAACTCCATTGCAGAGGATGACTGGTGAGATTTCAAATCCAAGCCTGTAGAGTTCGCGAGTAAATGCCATTATCCAGTCACTCCAAGCTGTGATGATGAAACGATGGCATTGCCGCCTGTATTGTTGAATATCTGGATAACAGCGCCCTCGCTAACCCGGTTACCGGCCCCCTCTTTCACTGACATAGCGGAAATGAGTTTTGCCAGAATCGCAGGGTCGTTGAGATTCAGCTTATCGTTAGCGCCAAGACCGGTCGTTTTGACAACGTGCCGAATGTACTCAGCCGTATCGTTCTCGTTAGACGGAGCCCATTTTTTCGCTATATCGCTGACGGTATTGATACCGCGGGTGCCATAAATTTGCAGTTGTTTCGCCGACGCTAGTACGCCCTCATCCAGAGTAGGGAAGACAGCAAATTTCCCGCTCTGAGTGTTGTGCGTGCCGTACCCATCTGCCCAGCGCAGGTTTGTCGGGTTATTGAACCGATCGGCTATCGTCCTTCCTTTGGCTGACACATCCGCAGGGGTTGGGTCAACAGGTTTAACATCACCACTGGAGAAGAAGCGCTTAACGCCCTTCAGCCATCCCCACACCCGAGGGTCATCTTCAGAACCAGGCGTATAAGTCTGGCCAGAATTCGGATCTGTGACTTTCTTGTCGCTCAGTATCGAGGATACTGACGCCACGTCCGATACAGAGATATCAGTTTTACCCACAACCCAGTCGTAAACCTTCCCGATAAGTGTTCCAAGTTTCTCAATACCTGACATGAATCTGTCAACGTCCTTGGTGAACTCTGGCGACGCCAGGTAATTTCCGAAGCGCTCAATACCGCCAGCAAGTCCGTCAATCCACTTTCCCAACTCCGGTGACTGCAGAACTGTGTCGATGGCTCCAGCCAGGGCGTCAGAAAGCTTGCTCAGTTGCGGGGCGAGCGGCCCAAGACCGCGCACAAACGTGTTACGGATGCTCTGATTACTGTAATCCAGTTGGACGTTGAAATCCTGCCACTGCCGCGCCTGCTGATCGGTGATCTGCAGTAACTTCGCATCCTTCTGCGCCCGGCGCTCCATCGCATCGATTTCTTCATCGCTCATGTTTTTAAAGCGATTCAGGTCATCAAGGCTGAAAAAGTTGGTCATACCGTAGGCGTTTGCCCCCTGAAGAGTGCTGCCGTTTTTGACGAATATGTCTCGAGCATTTCGAATCAATTGAGGAAGGAGCTTCGACGGATCCTGATCAGGGTTGTTGATGCCCATAGCCTGGAACTGCCAGCGTTTTGACAGATCCATCTGGCTGTCGCGGATAGCGCCCAGCGTTCCCGTCGGGTTGCCGAGAGCTTTCTGGTAGTTAATTCCAGTTGAGTCCAGATCGCCAATGCTTGTACCAATCCCGAGGGATGTGAATCGCTGAGATCCGGTTGCTGCTGCCAGTCGGTTAATGCCGAATAACCCACCAACCCCCAGCACTCCAGTGAACAGTCCGACAATACCGCCCCATGACAGCAGGCTTACTGTCGCATCCTTGATATGGCCAGCCAGTGATTTTGCATCCTTTGTCGCGTCGCTCAGGAAGCCCTTTGATGACCTGGTTTTTTTATTAAATTCTTCCTGGCTTTTGCTTGCTCTGTCCAGGCCTTCGCTGAGGCGATCAATACCGCTGTTTATAGACAGGATGGCATTGGCCCCCTCTGAGAAAGCTTTTGCCAGCATTTCACCCTCCGCTTTTGCTTTGGATGTCTCTTTAGTGGCGTCAGTGGCTCCATTGGCAAGCCCGCGCCATGCCTCAGGCAATTCCTCAAGGGCAGCCTGATATTCCTTGAACTTCTCCATAAATGAGACAAATTTGTCGTCATTTACGTCAATATCGACAATAGACTTAGCCACCATTGAAGGAACCCCTGTCTTTTAGCGCGGAAATGATGTATCGCTGGCGGTACTGCGCAGGGCTGGCGAATTCTTCGCCGGTTATTTCCCTTATCACCCGCCAGAATCCCTCATTCGACGCCCAGTCTAGGATGGTATATATGACATTTCCGGCTGGGCAGTCTGGGTATGGGTATCGGTAGGCTGATTCGACGTCTGCAACGAATCTCGGAACGCCGTAACGCTCGATGATACGAGTTGCCCACCGAACATTTCGAACACTGTTCCGACCGTCGGAGCGATCAGATGTGCTTTCTGAATGGCAGAGGTAACCATAAAAAAAACCACTTCGCCCTCGACTTCTCGATATTCATCAGGAGAGATAATCCCCTGTTTCATAGCTACTTCGAATGATGTAGTTTTCCAGACGCCGCCATCATTCCAGACAACTGACGTCATTCGTTGAATTTCATCAACAATGGTTGGAGTCTGCTGAGACTGCTGAGTAGATTGGTTAACTTCATCCTTCAGTTCCTGCTCGCGCTTGAGCTTTTTTCGGAGCATCATTGCGGCGACCCGTGCCGAGCCAAGGCCTCCTACCTGTGAGATGAAGTTGGTGAATAGGTTGCCAAGCAGCAGGCAATGCTCCTCAACCACCTCATATGGGAACGGTGTCACATGCAGGTACACGATTGACCCGTCTTCACGGGTGATATTTGTTACAAGGTTGAGCTTTTTGTCAATTTTCACAATCAGACCCACATGTTGTCGTTAGCCAGTATGTAACCGCTGATGGTCACCACGTACCCGGCATCCATACCGGTAAACGGAAGTTCGTTGAAGTTGACCAGATAAGCGTTAAGCACGGTGAAATTACTCAACGTGTTTGCGTCAGGAGTGATCACCACCTCCCCAAGCGCCGTGTCGGTGGCGAACCGGTTTTTGTAGCTGTCACTCAGCCCCTGGGTACGCAGCAAATGAACAGTAACTGTCACCTGCTGATATGGAGCCTGACTGCCAACAGTTCCGGTCATCGTCGGGATGATATCCGTTGCTGCGCCATCAGGACGCATGCTGATACCATCTTTACCAAGATAAGAGGCGGTAATGTTTAGTGCAGGAACGTCAGTTACCGATACCGCTCCGCGTACACGATTAAGGAATCCCTGCGGTACTAATGGGTTTGCCATTTTTTACGCCCCTACAAAGTTGGTTACGTTCACGTTAAACGTGATGGATTCGAAGCCGCGGCGCGGTGTCATTACGGCGCTCAGACCATTGTATTTGCCATCTGCGTAATCTGACGGATTCAGGCTGGTGTAATTCGCGAAAGGCACAGCGTTGATAACAGCGTTACCCGCATACGTACCTTTTTCGTACTCGGTGTTGAAGTCTTCTTGGGTCAGACCGGTACCAATTACTCGTCCGAGGATCAGGCCGTAACTGATGCCGTTACGCAGAGTTTTAAGAGCGCGGCGCTGCAGTCGGTCGATGCCGTTCTGCTCATAGTACAGCGGGTTAACAGTGGTGTTTGATCCGTTGATTATTTCGTTAGCCAGGTCGAGCTCGAGGTTAATGGCAGTCCACGCCACGGAATACCAGTAGTTGAACGGATTTCCGTCCAGCATGTGGCCAGCTACCAGCATTTTGTTGCTAAGTCCACCCTCCGCAGCAGTGCCAACGTAGTTGATGCTGTTATCCTGTAGTGTCTTCAGCAGTGTGCCATTACCTTCAACCGGATACTCGGTAACCCCGTAACCAAAGCGGTATGCCATCGGCGGAACCATGTTTGATGATCCAGGGTCGTTTGCCAGAGAGGACTGGAACCAGGCGGCCATGGAAAATTCGCCTGCAGGGATATTTGTCGATTCCACACCGGCAAACACAGATTTGTTTTTGGTGGCGACCCACGCCTGGTAAGTGGCGATCGTGGTGGTAACGAAGAAATAAACCAGTGATGCCGGGCTGGTATACAGGCCAGTCAGGGTCTTGAAAGTCGTCTCACCGTCCCATTCTCGCGGCACCAGGTACGAGAAGAATTTCTGGTAGGTGTTGCCCAGAGAGATATCTTCATCGATGAAGTCAGACAGAGCGGCGACAGCAGCAGCAACCGACACATCACCAAGCTCCAGGACATATACCGCACGGGTCGTTCCCTGGGACCAGAACGTGGTGTTCATTTCGATGATTTCGTTTTCCGCTACGGTTTTCACCGTACCCATGACTGTTGCCGTTCCAGGATCTGTCGCCAGCGGATAAGTGAAAGCGGTAGATGTGGTCACAGTGGCGGTGACAGCGCGGTTATATGCTGATGGGGTAACTCCAGATACAACCAGCGGGACAGTTTCGCCAATGTTCCATCCATGAGCTGCTGAAAGCGTAACGGTAACAACACCAGTTGCCCAGGTAATCGTTGAAATGGTCTTGGCTGGTGAGGTGATATCCTTCAGATCATCTTTAGTCGTCAGGAGTTGATACTCACCAGCCGCAAGGGTTGTTCCGCCCATGGAGATCATCGCGCCGGATTTGAGCAGTTGAGAGGGCTTCGGTGGATTTGTCACCGAGAAGTTAATGTTAACAATTGCCATTTATTTATTTCTCCGGGTAAATGGACGGAATCGCTGACGTGATCAGCCTGCGCGCGACGTTCCGCATGCGCTGCTGGTAATAGTTGACTTTGAACTTGATCGTTTTTCTCATGGCTATGATGTTCAGTTCGTTCTGCGTGACGCGCTCGTCCTGAACAACCGGGATGTTCATCACGCCCATTTCCGCATCATCGGCGAGCGTGTACTGGTGCACATACCTCAGGAAATCTTCCACTCCGGAATTGCGTAGCCCGGTGATGGAGATCGTCACATCCTCAGAAACAAGTTGATACTGGTTCTGCTGCTCATCGAGATAGAAGCTACCGGCGATCGGCGCGGTGTTGCTGCACTTTACCGTTGCATACGGCGGTGAAAGGTTCTGCGTAGACAGCATGGCCGGGAACATCGGCATGTACTGACTCAGCGTCAGCCATACCGGCAATGAGCTCGAAACCACTACATCAGACAAGTCGATATCGTCAGCAGAGTTGATGATCTGCGAGCGCATATAGGGGAATATTGCCTCCCCAGTGTAGTGGTAGAGGTTGGCCGGTTCGTTTAGTCCGGTACGCCTGGAGAATGAAAACTGGATGCCAAAGAATTCTCCGATGTACAGGACATCAGATCCGATGTCGTTGAACGGGTCGATGTCAGCCTGCGCGGTAAATGTCACGACGTTCCTGTCGTAAAGCTGCTCATCGTCCTGAATGGTTTCGGTAGTAAGGTGCAGGTAGCCTTTAACGTCAACCGTATCGGGATCGCTGCTTGGGTCGTCAGACAGTACTGACGCTTTCACCCAGAAAACGAAACCATCGAGGGGGAGAACCTTACGGATATACTTCGTGAACGTGACCACCTGAAATCGGCTCAAGTCGTCAAGACCCTGCGTCAGCGTGGCGTTAAGCTCGGTTTTAGCAGTCTGCTGCAACTCACTCAGGGAAGGCATTCAGCACCCCGCTTACCCAGGCGCGCATCGCTGCCTGATAGGTTCCGGTATCAATAAATGAAGGACGCGGTGGCCCTTTTTTATTCTTGAATCGCCTGGAAATACCATCCTGCGCGCGGCGCGTAGGTACGCCAGGCAATCCGTTCATTTCGGTATTGTCGAGGAAGGCGACGAACAGGTCATGTATCCGTGACATCGACTCAGCAAGAGGATCTCTGATAGGCGGTGCTCCGGCCATCATGTTCTCAAGCGACGCTGCCATGTCATTCGCCATCAGGTCAGCGATGTCGTTGCTATACCTGTCAAAAAACGTCTGCATGATCTGGTACTTTTCCTCCAGATACTCGGCGACGTCTCCGGTCGTGGTGTTTTCGTCCTCATACGGGATGTCAATCACTCCCAGGTGGAAGGTGATCATGACAGCCCCCACAAACTACCGAACTGCTGGGCAATCATCAGATAGCGACGTCCCCAAGGGTCCTGTAACATCTGCAGATCTGCCAGAGACAAATCTTTGAAGAAATCAGGCACCAGACGCTGCGCGCTGGTTGAGTTATCCCCGGCACCAGTAATCACGCCAGCCTTGAAATTATTCAGGCCATACTCTTTCCTGAATTCGGCAAATACCGATTCGGCACCGTAGTTGACCAGGAAAGACGCGCCCAGGTTGTACACTGCAACGGTGTACAGGTTCGGCGTGACGCACGCGATATCAGGGTTTACCCATTCAACCGCGCCGCCATACGCCAGGGTGAAAGACGGCGAGTCGTCGGGAACCTGCGCGGCGGTCACGCCCATGTCAGTTCGAACGAATTCGATGAATCCCGACAGGCTCGTTGTCATTTTTTCTTGCTCCCGGATTTCTCAGTAACGATTGTTTCGTTAACCGTTTGGGTGTCTTCGTTGTCTTCGCGCCCTTTAGCCTGCTCAGCGCTGACTTCCATCTCACCGGAATATCCGGTGCCACTTTCGCGTAGAGAGCTATCAAGAGCAGCTACAGATGCCTGACGGCGACCGTGTGCACCACGGGTCAGGTGAATATCGTTATCACGAATTGCTTTTTCGATTACCGACGACGGAACAGGTTTGTTGATGCTATAGCACAGGCCGACAAACGCCTGGCTTTGATCAATTCTCGTTGAGTCAACCAACCCGTAAACCTGGTGATGCTGAACAACAGCATCAACTTCTTCAGTTGAACCGTCCAGAACCATCATTTGTTCGCCGTGGTTAATAGGGAACTGAACAAGTCGGCCAGTTTCAAGTCGGCGGAAAGCGAAAATTTGTCGTTGTTTGGTGGTATTAGCGATAAACAGCTTCATTTATTGACCTCATAAGAAAAGCCCCTGCTGAGTTTTCTCGGCAGAGGCTTACGCGATTCTCAAGTTAACGGGTTAGGAGCTGTATGCCATCGACAGGATAGTGATAGCTTCAGGACGCACAGCCCAGCCAGCAGTGGAACGCATCTCTGACAGGACATCAATCGCACCACCTGCAATCGGCGTAGGAATTTCACGCGGAGCAGCCATATCGGTAAACATCAGCGCGTTAGCAGAAAGTGACGGGGTCAATTTGGCGAATTCGTTGGTGTTCACAGTCGAGTTGACCATAGGCACTTCAACCTCTGGGATGGTGATTACCACCGCATCGGTACCGCCTGCACCAGCGCCGATCAGAGTGTCGTCATATACCCAGTCAACCTGAACATTCGCACCTTTCAGTACGTCTTTAACTGTTCCGCCAACTGTATCGGTACCACCACCAGGACGCTGATAAGAGGTCAACTGAACGATCTGCTGAATTTCCATAGCACCAAGTACGCGCTGAGGACCGAGGATTACGACGCGCTGCTGGCGACCCAACTGCATGGTTCTGGTCAGGGCTGCCTGTACGTGCCCCAACAGATATACTGCCATCTGGCCGTGGTCGTATGTCAGCACCGTAGTATTTCCGCTGCTGTCTGCCGGCAGTGACTCTGTTGTCGCACCAGCGGTGTTCAGAAGCCCCTCACCACCTGCAGGGTTCATTCCATACAGCAGAGCAGAGCGTAGCTGCTGAAAGATTCCCTGACGCATACCGAGTCGCTGAGCTTCAGGCAGTGCAAAGTTCCAGTTACCAGCAGCGGCCATATCATGGTGATCGTAGATACCACGGCAGCGGAACAGGTAGGTTGGGGTGGAAATCATCTTCGCATCCAATGCAACGCTCGGCAGTTGGTTACCGTTACCGGACTGACTGGAGGTGGTCTGGGTTCGAATATCCAGGCGGCGCATGTAGACGTACTGATCGCCTACGCCGAGACGGACTTGCGGGTTACCGCTGGCGATGGTTTCAAACGCACCTGATGCCTGCTGGTAACCAAGGATCATCTCCGGCGCGATATACGACGGATTGACGATGGTGTAGCTGGGGGTAATTGCAGCCATTTAATTCAGCTCCCGATTAAAGTAAGACCAGCGCGCAGCTGTCGGTGTTATTCCAGGTCAGGAAGCCCGTCGCGCTGTCATAGCTGACAGTCTTGGAGTTCCCTGATTCGATGGCGATCACTTTTACCGGCAGCGTGATGTCTGAAAGCGTAACTGCTCCGATAGTGCCCTGCGTAGTTGCTGCGCCGCTTGGTGCAGTTGCCGGTGCGTAGGTGAAGGTGGTTGTACTCGGTACAGACAGAACTACAACGGTACCGTTGTACGCAGCAGGAACAACGCCACTGATTTTCACGTACTGACCAGCAGTAAGTCCGTGAGCAGACGCCGTGGTTGCTGTAGCTACGCCAGAGGCATAGGTCACAGCGGTTGTCGCAATATCAGAACCAGAGAAACCGGCCGCCGCCGCGGTGGTGATCTGGTTGTTCACGAAATCCCAGGCCAGCGGAGTTTTCACTGAGGCGCAGGAAGTGCCCAGCGCAACAACCTGCGCAGAAGCTTTCAGCGGAACGCGCATGTTAGAACCAAGGCGGTAATACGAAACGCTCATGCCAGAGGCGTACAGCGGGACAGGAGATTGCGGAGTTGTCAGGCCGTTGTGAGCCTGATTGAAGACGGTAAATCCTTCCAGTTCGGCAACTGAAGCTGCGCGACGGATGTATGATCCTCGCGGACTTGAACTGGTGCCAGGCAGAAGCTCGGCAACCGGCAGACCGCCCCAAATTGGTTTGGTCTCAGTTGCAGCCACAGTGCCAGCCGCCAGATTAAAGCGGTTGGCAGGGTCATCGAGCGCCACGCCCTGAATATAACCGTCGGACTGCACACCAAAGGAACCAAGCGCATTCGTGGTTGCCATCGGGTTAAGAGATAAATTAGCCATGCTTGAGAGCTCCCGTTAAGCCTGGTTGTTAAAACTGGTGACCTGACGTTTACCAGACTGGAACGGTGCCCAGGTGGCAGCAGGATCGCCTTCAAAGGTGCTAATCTGACGACCAGTAGCATCAGCACGCTTAATTTCACGCAGCATGCCAGGGCCAACAGACAGACTTGCTGATTTCTGTGCATCGGCGTAGATCTGTTTTTCTGCCACATTCAGCAGAGCGGAATCAGCGATAGATGACAGGTCTACAGACTTGAAGTCAGGCGAATGCTCCTGAAGCTGGATCATCAGGCGGCGGCGATATGCCAGCGGCTTTTCACCAGACAGTGGAACTGGCGCGCGCTTGCCAAAGCAGGAAAACACGCTATCAGCCTTAACCTGCGCGTCGGCGACTTCGTTACGCTCTTCATCGCTAAGTTCCATAGGAATGCGGGAGCGAAGCTCTGCAATTTCATGTCGCAGTTGAGAGTCTGCTTTTTCGCGTTCACGTTCTTTACGCTCACGCTCCAGACGGTCATCCTCTCCCTTTGCTTCATGTTCCAGTTTTTTTAGCTCACCTTCATCGGCCTTTTCCTTAGCGTTTTTTTCTTCCTCGTCTGCTTTGGCTTTCGCCTCTTCGGCCTCTTTTTCCTCAGCATCAGCCTTTTCTTTCTTGGCTGCTTCTTCGGCATCGGCCTTGGCCTTAAGGTCTGCTGCTTCTGAGTCAGCCTTGGCCATACGTGCATCGATCGCCTTATTAATCAGCGCTACGATTTTTTCCTCGTCCATCTTTTCAGCCTCGTTTGGAATGGAATCAGATTTAACACCAGTAGGGGCAAGGAGCTTGTCCCATACGCCCTGTTCACAAATTGCAACGTGGTCGAGCAGCTCAGGGGATGGCTCCACCAGTAGAGGCTGACCGTCGATCTCAATGATTGAATCGGGAACCTCAACAAACTTGACCGTTGGAGAGGTGCTTAATTGCCTTGTCGCCATTATTTCGGCAGCCTCGGCGTCATATACGCGTGCAATCGCCCACACCTCGCCATTATCAGCAACCCAACTATTTGTCAGGGTGCCGATAACGCGCTTTGCGAACTCATTGCTATCAAGCGTATTTTTCTCCGGGTGCAGCCATATGAGCGGTAGCCCGGCAACTCGCTGGAGAAAATCTGGGGTGAGATAGTCGTCCGGGTTACGAAAGGCCATCTGTTGATCTGCGGAACGCCAGGTAACCCCTGTTCCGGTAACCCGGATGGCGAACATCCACATGTTGATAAAGAATTGCGGGCTGCTTAGCGTCCCGTCAGCGATGAGCGCTGCCACCTCGGTTTCATTAAGCGCCTGCTGCTCCAGCATCTCAGCGAAGGGCTGATGAAGCGGTTTGGGCAGATCGTCAATGTGGAACCATCCGGCGGCCAGCGACTCGTCGTTAAGCTTCGCCTCGAATTTCTCCGGCACTTCGGCGCGAAACGTCAGGTAATCTCCGTAAACGCTGTGCGGAGTTAGCGGGCCATCGTACTGATAACCAACCTCTTCCAGCACCTCGCGGCGCGCGGCATCAATAGCCAGCTCGCCCGGCTCTACCGTTCCGCCAGGCTGACACCACGTACCATCATCCGAGCGCTGGATCAGGAAGACGAACTTACCCTGACGGAACATTATCCCGCTGCCAAAAATAGCCACGTTTTAATGCTCCTATGCTGCTTTCTTCATCGACTCCATGAACTTATGCCCCTTCCGGGTCAGCATGTATTCTGGAATGCTTCGGAGGTTGTAGATGTAGGTCACGTAGCACTGACAAAAGACCTCTTCGCCAGGCTGAGTGATTTCGTCGAGGTAACCGGCAGGACCAGCTTTCACGTACCCATTTTTTTGCGCCCAGTTCCCGCGAATCAGGTAATACAGCCGATCGCGTTCCTTGTGGTCCTCGCGGAAGTCATAACCCGGCCTCCTCCAGTGGCTGTGCCATATCGCTGCAATCGCGTTGTTGCTCGTTGCGATCACGTTGTCGATGTTGGCTATCAGCTTATGGTTCTGGTCGATCATCACCCGGCGCGCTTCATAGTCCACCTTCTCGGCGGCCTTCTGAATGTGGTCTGCCGTCTCCCGCATCGTTCCCTGGATACCAGTCAGCGCAATGCTGTCAGCAGATGGAATGCTGCTGGCCCAGCCGCTAAACCGCGACAGTGTGGTGTCGATGGCTTTTTTGCGGTTGAGCTGGATTAGGTCAGCGCTGGCGAGGATCCGCCTGTCGAGTTCCGTCCTCAACTTAGGCTCAAGGTAGTTGAGCGTAAACCGGGATATACCCTGATGGCGCTTCAGTGCGCCAGCGCGCCCAACCTGCAGGTCGTATGCTTTCGTCAGGTTGCGAGTGACCATCGCCATGTAGTCATCGGCTGTTTCTCTTTCGGCAGCCTGCCGGATAATCGCCTGCCAGCGCTCCAGCTCTTCACGGGACGAATAGCCGTTGCGGAGAAAGGACTTCACCGCATCTCTCACTGTTCTGGTGAAAGTGTTCATAGCATCATCCCGCCGCCAGGCGCTTCAACTTTCGGCGGTTCAGGTGGAGGGTTGTCCTTCAGCGAGTCGTAATCTAGGTTAAGCCGCTGAGGGAATAGGTTCTCGTTAGCATTGGCGTTTTCACACGCCCACTCGATAAGCGTCGCCCGGTTTTCCGGGTCCGCGGTGAGCTGAGGCAGTACCACTTCCAGCATGCTGACGATCGCCTTAAATCGCGTCTCGTCTACCTTCACCTTCTCGCTTTCCGGCTCTTTCAGAGAGGAAGGCCAGCGATATTCGAAGTTGTTTATCCAGCTCGCGAAATACACGCTGTAGGTGTTTTTCAGCTCCGGGAAGTCGGCGCGCAGAGACTGGAAAAACTCAATGCTCCAGGCTCGATACTGGCACACACGGATGAAGAACGCATAAAGCTGATCCATCCACTCACGGACGTTGTCGATGTAGACCGCCACGGCGCGGGCATCTTCAGTTCCTTCACCGAAGCCCTGGGCAAACGTTTCAGAATTGAGAATGATCGCCGGCATATCGGCGGCGGCAGCAATGTTCTCCAGTATGTGCTTACGCGCAGAGTCGAGAGGCTTTTCCAGATTGCTTAGGTCGATTGACTCGATACCGTCCTGCGGCCCAATCTGCAATACTTCGCCAGTTTTCCCCCTCTTCAGCAACATGCGCTTGAAGCCACCAAGCGCCTGCATAACTTTGTTAACAACGGCCCCGGCACTTGCAATTTTGGTGATCAGCAGCCCCCCCTTCACCGCGACCATGTCATCAGTTCGCATGGTCTGAATGAAGGATTTCAGCGGGAAAAGCGCTCTCTGGTATACACTTCGCCCAGTGAATCCGAATGCCGCAGGGTTGTACGCGAGGTAAATCGGGTCTTCATTCTGCACGACGACGCAGCGCGATTTGTGATAGGGCTTTCCCGCCACCCGGATGCCGTCGACTTTCTGGAAGTCTTGGGCGTTAGGGTCCTGGTTCAGCACGATGCTGCCCGCGGTATTCAGCGGGTCCAGGATATTAAAGCTGACGTTGTGTTTGTACAGCGTACGGTAGTCAAGCGATTCGTTCGGCTCCTGGTTATCAACCAGCATTGCGATCGCTGATACACCGTAAATTCTGGCGATGCGAGCGGCGTTGGCGATGTGCTGGTTAGCACCCATCGCTTTCCATTCACGTTCGAACGCGTCACGCAGGCGCTGCTCAAGACCGTAGGATTGTGCAACATGCACGGTGCGCGGCTCATTCATCGCCATTTTAATCGGGCGATCCACCATCTTGCCACCCAGCGGGTGGTATAGGTAAATCGTTTTGCAGGCCTGATACCCTACAGATGATCCTGGCTGAATATCATCACTATCCAGCAACGCCATCAACTCGGGAGAGCAGCTGCCGATTTCGAAATCGTCTTCGTTCATTGTTTCTCTCGTCAGATTGCGTCGCCGCTGCCGAAGGCGATGATCAGCCCGTAGGTGTAGTCATCGAGCAGGTCATCAGCGCGCTTATGCGCTTTCTTGTCGGCCAAGTGGAATCGGGAAACCTGCTTATGCAGATGGTTTGCTGTTTCGCCCTTGAATACGGCTGTCTTCTCATAGGCGTATCGGGATATTTTTGCCAGTCCACGGTAGTGATAACCGGATGCCATGATGGCGCGCTCGTCCTTTCCTTTGCTGGTCAGGGCGGACTCAATTTTGTTGACCGGCCATCCCAGGCTTTCTCCTTTCTGCAGGAGGATGCTGCCCATACTGGCGTCTTCGATGAACACGCCCAGGCTGCCGTTGATGGCAACGCACTGGCCGGAAAGTTCGTTGAGCCGGTCGAACACCGACGGCATCCATGTTTCCAGCAGCGCGCCGTCAATCTGCACCACATCCCAATCGAGAATGGTAAGGCGCTGGATGCCAGGACGGGTGTCGACGGCGTAATACACCACCGCAGTGCCGTCATGCTCTGAACCACCTTTGACGGCGGTGTCCATGACAGCGAAGACGGCCTGGCACATTTCAGGGTAATCGACAGGCTGATCCTGATTCTCACCCTCGAACCATTTGCGGACGTCGAACAGCGAAGCGGCGGACCAGTCAACAAACTCTGCCAAAAACTCCTGGCGGAACACGCGCGGGTCGTTGTTGGCTTTCTCCTTCTCCAGCTCTTCCGGCGGAACGAACGGGTTGGAAGATGTCGGTGCGTGGTGCTCGATAAAGCCGAGGTTCTTGTCGTGGCAGATGGCATAGAAGAAGTTCTCCTCGTCCACCCCGTCCGGCGTTGAAAACACGTAGGCCCGGCCTTTCGTCGTCAGCAGCGTTGGCTTAATCGACTTCGGCCATATCTCCCTCAGCATCTCCGGCGACTTTGTAAACGCCGCCTCGTCTATCAGGATGATTTCATATTCACGGCCACGACCCGCCAGTTTATTGTCGTTGGTGACCCAGAAGTCGATCTTTCCGCCGTTCTTCAGTAGAAGACGCTTCTCCTGGCGGCTGAAGCTTTTCTTCAGTGGTAACAGGATTTCTTCTAGCTTGTCGTAGATCTCCTGATACTGGCGGTATTCGGCAGTGAAGATTCCGACGCGGCCGCCGAGTTCAATGTCCATGCCAGGGCGCTTAAACGGCGCAGTGGCATACGTCACCGCGGCGCTGGAAAGCATGAATGTCTTACCCCAGCGTCGCCCACACCGTACCGCGTGAAGCTGGCCATCCCATGAATCAGACCAAACCTTTAACTGACCGTCATGCAGCGTCGGTAGGTAAATGTCAGCCATATCATCTTCCAGGTATAGGCAGGGTGTTGTGTACGACGATCGCATTGTCGCTGTCGCCGTCCTTCATGATGTTGATTTCCATTTCCACTTTTTCAGTGGCGCGCTCTCGGTAAGCAGCATCGACCCGAAGCTTCTCAATAGAGCTTTTGGTGTACTCCAGAGATTCAATGCGCTGAGTATTTCGGTGCATTGCTTTTTCAGCAGATGAAATTAGCGAGTGCAGTTCTTTCGCTCTTTCTTCAGTAGCCAACTCCAACTCAGACTGCCAGCGACCGATATTTTCAGCAGCCGTTAGGTTCGCAGCACGCAGCCAGAACAGCTCATCGTCTAGCGTTATTAACCTGGCGTCTTCAGTGATTGCGTCAGACAGGAGCATCCTGCGACCGTATCCGCCATGCTTGAGTGCGTGCTGATTTCCGGGTGCGAATGCGTTAATCGGTGGAGCATGCCTGGATCCGCGTATCGGTTTCGCGTCTCGGGAAATTTTGGGGGAGCCTGTTTCGCGGGTGGATTTTTTATCCTTCCCGGATTTGCTGGACTCGCCATCTAACTTTTGCGAATTCGCATTTTTTTTCGCAGATTCTTTCTGCGATTTCGCACCATACGAGGTTACTTTGATGTAGCGTTTCGCAGATGCGTAATTAAGTCCCTGAGCCTGGCACCAGTCTTTGGGGGATATTCCTGTTTTGGCATGCTCGGCGAGGAACTGGACTAATAAAGCTCCCCAGTCCGGTTTTGCCATGATTCACCTACATGTAAGTAATGACTAATTTTGTTCCAGGAGTGAATGTTTTAACCCATGCCTTTGTTGGTGGGGTTATGTTTAATTCTGAAAGCACATGGAAAGCCTGAGGCTCAACAGGATTCGAATCACTTACACACAATGCAAACTTTCCTGAAATGGTTTGAATCAACGCATTCTCCACTCCAGTAGTAATTTGCTGCCAGTTGTTAGTTAATGCGATGCTTTGAGTTGATGCCATATCACTAACCTTTTAAGTTGACGGGACCATCTGCTCGGCAACAAGAAGAATCGCTGTTGCAGTAAATGTCGCGCCGTTAGATACGATGGTGATGTCACTGCCGCTGGTTGCCAGATTCCCGTCCTTATCGACACTGAAGAATGTCGGGAAAGAAAGGATATCCGTCGTGACCTGAGCGTCTCGCGTTTTCGTCAGCGAGTTACCGTTAGTCTGCGGGAAATCGACCGTCATGCTGCGGTTTGTTGAGGCGCCGGACCATGTGCCGATCACGTTAACCTTGAACGTTACCGTAGTGTTCTGGTTGAACACATTCAACTTGTTGGTCGTGGTGTTGAAGAACGGTGCAAGGGAGCCGGTGTGCGTCAGGTTTTTAATCAGGTTAATCAGATTGGTCGGCGTGGTTGGAATTACCAGGCTTAATCCGCTGAAGTAGCACTCTGATTTCTGTCTTACTAATGATGCTCCTGCCGGACCTGGTGGACCTGCGGGCCCCGGCACACTACCAAATGGATAAAGCATACCTTCTCCTTAGCGCAACGGTTTCTCTGCTTCTCAGTAGTGATTGGTCACTTCCGTCTGTTCCGGCTTGCCAAGATGGTGAATCACGCTCCTTAGAGGGTCACACAAATCATTTAGCGCACAGCCTGTCCCATGTGTCGTTATGGGTGTTTATTGCTTTTACTGTTCTACCATCCATCACATCAGGATCTTTCCCATGAGTGATGATTGGCTGAAAAGCTGTACACGCGCTATCGACGTATACGTATTTAATCTGCGGAGTGGTATTTCGATCCACGCATGCGCTGGCGAGCAGCATCATCAGACAGAGACTGATTTTCCTGTGTAACATCTTTCACCGCCTTTATGGTGGCTTCCTGTTTTGTGGTGATGTTCTGTGCCATCTCTTTTTCTGAGTTTGCACTCTTAACATCAGCGTCAGCTTTTGCCTCTGTCTGACCTTTGTTTTTCGCTGTGAACCAGGTAAGAGCAATAGCACTAATTATCCCTATTGCACCAAGTATGTACTCCCATCCGACAGCCATTAACGAACTCATTTTGGTTCCCTCATTTTACGGCCTTGTCTTTCAGCTTTGACTGACGAACGAACTGAGCAAGCACCGCGATCACAACCATGCCCTGGCTGATGTAACCTAGAATGTCGTGAGGGATATAGCCTTTGATGTCTTCAGGCAATAACATCCAGGCCTGAATAGCTGCATCAGGGAAGCTCTGTATCCATGCTCCCAGCATTGCGCCCATTGAAGCCAGCCAGACAGACCAAGTCTTGAACAACAGCTTTGCGTGTGACACGAACTCGAGACGGGTATATCTCTGGGCCATTAACAGAACAACAATAGCAACCAGGCAGAATGCGATGAATATTTTCATCAGATAACCCCCTTATAGGCGTCAAGCGTCCCGGTTCGCATTACCTCTGCGTGACGGTTTGCACGGTTTGGAGTTTGCTTTGCCCATTTGCTTGATAGCATTCCGGATGCAGCACCAGAGAAGTTACCAGAAGACACCATAGCGAGAGTGTTCTTGAACCCCGCGAGCCCCTGAACGCCCATCTGATAAGCCATGCTAATTAGGATGTCTTTGCGTTCCTGATTACATGCTTTCATCGCGGAAATGATGAGAGGGTTTTCATTCATCTTTTTGATAGTTGAAGCAACGAATGACTCCAGCCATACATCGCCAACTTCACGAGGAACGGTGAATATATAATTGCTCAGAGATGCACCTTTTGGCCCAATCTTCACACCACACGCTACAGTGGGATAACCCTCCGTATCGATGTATGGTCGCTCCTTATACCCCTCTTCATAATTTAGGATTTTCACAATGTTACTCATTATTATTTCCTTCAGAAGATGAGATCTTTCTGCACGCTGGGGTAAGCTCTGGGGGCATCAAATGTGTGAACCTTGGAACCTTCTGGCGAAATGATCACCACACCAGGGGATTGACCATTACTTTTCTGTGACGCCAACTCCTGCTCCGCAGTACGGCGCTTTAAATCTGATGCAGTCAGCCGCTTTGAAAGGCTGCTGTTTTCTTTTTGCATCTGGACGATTGTTTGCTGACTATTGTCAATAACCGCCTGGATGTTGTAACAGGCGAATGCAGTTATTAGGAAAAAAAGCACAGGCATAATCCTGATAACATAACGCCCAACCTTCAGCTCAACGTTATTTGTCATCACTTTCACCATCTGGTCCGAACCCAGGTGGATGGATACGCCTTATTATTGATGCACCCTGCCAACCGGCAGCGCCGCAACCAATACCCATAACGTATAACGACCACCCGTTCGTCATTGAAAATAAAAACATCATCATTCCGGCAAAGAGTGACACGATCACATGATTAAAGAGCGGAACTCTTTCATCAGGAGAGCTGTAAGCATACTTCGCCAGTGAGCCAACCAGATTCATGATGACCGCGAGAAGCAGAGCCGGAATGAAGTCGATTCCGTTTGCCAT